GACTAAAACATTTTACATAACTTATTGGGCTAGTAAGCATAAGAAACATATTACTAGACAAGGCAAACACGATGACAAAAGCAGATTTGGTGTTGCAAAAAATGGAACACCTTATTATGTTTATTATGATCTAGACGCACATGGATATAGAACTGCGACTACATCTTGGAAAGTGAGGCACTAATGCTGAGAGCAATTTATTTTGCATTGCATTTTGCAATGATCTTTTTAGGTGTAGTGTTAGCAATACACTTTGATTTTTGGATAGGGTTTTTTGTGGCTCTTACATTCACAGTTAAATGGTTTTTTATGTGGCCAGAAATGGATAGACTATGAGCGATTATACTTGGTGTCATGGACCAGAGTGTCATAAGAAACATACACAAGATAGAATAAGAGGTGTTAAGGGCTCAAAGGTTTTAAGAACTCGTAAGATTAAAGCATGGGGATATACAACTATGTTTTCTTATTTTTGTAGTCAAGGTTGTTATGATAACTTTGCCAATAAATATATTGAACAAGTTATAGCCATTGCACCGAGGACCGAGGCTCTTGAAACACCTATCGATGTAGTTGTAGAAACTAGGACTGATTACTTTGGCAATCCATATAAACAAAAATTTATAAAGGCTATTGACAATGCTTGACTTATCCTATATGTTAAATGATATGACAGATACAGAAAGACAACACAAAGCAATTAATCCTTATTCTGGTCAATCAGAGATGTTAACAGCAGAAGAGTATAAGTTATATATCATGATTAAACAGGCAGAGTTTGACGAGGACTATAAAACTATGCAAAAAGGTTTAACAAAATTTAGTAAGATGAATGCTAAAGCATACATGACTTTACTAGATTAAAACTTTCTCACCCAGGCGCTAACGCGCCTGGATAGTGGTCCCAATCCCATACCTAAATAATCTTGGAACACTAAAAGCAATCCCCCTTACAAAAAAAGGGGTCCCACTACTCTAGGTTGTATTGCTTGTTTTAGACAGATAAGGGTGTTATAATACTTTTTCACTGTTAAAAAGGTGCAAAAAATTTTATAAAAAATTTTTTATGTTAAAAAAAGATATAGATAAACTGCCGTCTAACATTCGCTCTGAGTACAGAAGATTAAAAGTTATGCACGCAGAGAAAAAAATACAAAGAAAAGCAAAAAATGATTTTATGGCTTTTGTTAAAGCTGTGTGGCCCGAGTTTATAGAAGGTGCACATCACAGAGTTATTGCACAAAAGTTTAATGACCTAGCAGATAAAAAAATTAATAGATTAATTGTTAACATGCCACCAAGACATACTAAGTCAGAGTTTGCAAGTTACCTTTTGCCAGCGTGGATGGTAGGTAAAAATCCAAAATTAAAAATTATTCAAGCAACTCACACCGGAGAACTTGCTGTAAGGTTTGGTCGTAAAGCAAAAACACTAATTGACAGCGAAGAATACTCAAAAATATTTGATACAACACTTAGAGAAGACAGTCAGGCTGCAGGAAGATGGGAAACTGCTCAAGGTGGTGAGTATTTTGCAGCTGGTGTTGGAGGTGCAATCACGGGCCGTGGTGCAGACCTCTTGATTATTGACGATCCGCACTCGGAACAAGACGCAATATCGGGTAAAGCTTTTGAAAGTGCTTACGAATGGTACACATCAGGACCAAGACAACGTCTACAACCAGGCGGACAGATAGTTTTAGTCATGACTCGTTGGTCAAAAAAAGATTTAACAGGAATTTTGCTCGACAATCAGAAAAAAATTAAGGGTGACCAATGGGAAATTGTAGAATTTCCGGCAATCATGGAACACGGAACTAAAAAAACGCCGGTGTGGCCGCAATATTGGAAATTAAAAGAGTTAGAATCTGTAAAAGCAACACTTCCGGTTGGAAAATGGAATGCACAATGGATGCAAAACCCAACTTCTGAAGAAGGAGCGCTAATAAAACGAGAATGGTGGCGAAAATGGGACAAAGAATTTTTACCAGACGTAACTTACGTCATTCAAAGCTACGATACAGCGTTTTTAAAAAAAGAAACAGCTGATTACAGTGCAATTACGACCTGGGGTATTTTTTATCCAGAAGAAGGAGGCAAACCAAATATAATTTTGCTCGATTCTGTTAAAGATAGATTTGATTTTCCAGAACTTAGACGTGAAGCACTAGAGCAATATAAATATTGGAATCCTGACATGGTTATCGTTGAGCAAAAAGCATCGGGTACACCTCTAACGCACGAGTTAAGAAATATGGACATTCCAGTGATGACATTTACGCCAAGTCGTGGTAATGATAAGCACGTTCGAGTAAATTCTTGTGCCCCGCTTTTTGAGGCCGGATTAATCTGGGCTCCTGATGAGCAGTTTGCAGAAGAAATGATCGAAGAATGCGCGTCATTTCCATATGGCGATCATGATGACTTGGTTGACAGCATGACCATGGCTATCATGCGATTCAGGCAGGGAGGCTTCCTACCCCATCCAGAAGATTACGAAGACGAAATACAACCACCTAGGAGGAGAGAGTACTACTAACTATGTCATTAAAGTCAGAAGCTATAAAAAGATTTCTAATTGCAGCAAGATCTCTTGCTAATCAAGGATTAAGCAAAGAAGCTATTATAAATTTTGCTAAAAATGAGTTTGGTGAAATAACAGAACTGTTTCAAAAACAGATAGATAATATTTTTAAAAGACCTGCATCAGGAATTGAAAAAATAAAAGTTAAAGATGAGGTGTTTGATGACACCGTAGTTAAATTACCAATAGATGATCAAGGTAAACCTTTTAATCCTAGAAATCCACTTAAACAATACGACAAACCAAAAAAGACAGATGAATTTAATTTGTCAGAAGATGATCCATTAGGTGATCTAGAAAAAATTATAAAAGGTGAGGATAATACAGGTCTTCCTAAAAACCCAAGAGATAAAAAATACACAGGCGGTATTGTAGACGTTGAACCAAGCTTATCTGACATCGGCCATGGTTCAGATGCGTTAATGGCTAGAACACGATTGCTTTCACCAAACAACATGGCAACTACATCAACTGGTTTAAATTATTTATTAGCAGAAGACAACGACAACATAAGAGTTCCGTTTTCAAAAGGTAAACTTGCAGACAAAGCAAGACGTAAGTTTATGAAAACTGTTGGTACAGGAGCTGCAGGATTAGCTGCACTTAAAGCAGGATTAATTAATCTTGTACAAGATGCAGGACCAAAAGTAGAAATGGTAAAAGAAACTATAACTGGAACACCTAATTATTTTTTTGATCTAGTTGCTAAGATAAAATTACTAGGTGAACCGAAAAGAACTCCAAGTTACAGAGAAAGAGTTAATGAATATCAGTATACAGGTAAAGATGGTAATGAGTATCTATTAACAGAAGAATTAGACACAGGTGATATGATGATTCAAAAAGATAAAATAGGTGGAAGGTCATTTGAAGAAGGTAGTTATGACGTTATAGAAGATAGGACTGAGATGGTTTACAAAAAAGGCCGAGGTGATGAAACTACACAAGGTACACCACCTGATGAGTATGAGGAATACAAAGTAGAGTTTGATCAAGATGGAACTGCTGCAGATGCAACTGAGATTGATGAGTTGTCTAGAAAAGAAATTATTGAAGAAGCTTCTGAAAAAATAACTAAAAAAGCATCCGGTGGTCTAGCAAATTTATTAGGAGAATAATGGAAGAGTACGACGTAGAATCTATTTTAGATATGTACGAGGAAAGCTATGTCCCTGAACCAAGCGCCATGGCTCAAGATAGACGGATCGGGTTTTATAAAGGTGAGAAAGTAGTTAAGTCTCATGGTAAACAAATAAAAGATCTAACAGAGGCAGGTGAGTCTAGTGTTTCAATTGCAAAAAAATTAGATTTAAAACAACAGACAGTTAACGCTGCTATGGATGCTATGGACAAAGGCATAGCAGGTGAAGAATTTAAATTAAATAAACCTCGTAAAGATATAATTAAAAAAAACGTAAATCAAACAGGTATAAATTTAAAAGATCCTAAACATTTAGAGGAGATTATCAAATACATTGATGACAATCCTAACGCCAATCAAAAAGATGCTGTGAAAATTTTTGGCAGAAGAAAAGCAGAACTTGTTGATGCTAAATTTTATGGAAGTCCTGGTAAAAAATGGAGTGATGAAAAAGCTAAGTTAAGAAACAAAAAAAGACTAGAACTTACTAAAGAAAGATCTAGTCCTTCTCTCGAAGCAGAATTAGGTGCGCCTAAAAAAAGTGGATTAAACTTTCATCACGCAGGTTTTAAGGAAAGTTTAGCTGATTTAAAAAATACAATGTATATACCAGGTGGTTCAAATAGAAAAATGGTAAAACTTTTTGAAGATCCATTATTAAAAGAGATGGAATCTTTTATAAAAGTTTTTGATGACCCCACAGCAACTACAAAAGAAAAACAAAAAGCAGCAACAAATTATTTAAAAAATGATAGAACACTAAGACAAAAATATCCTGAGTTTAAAAATTTTAAAACAAGACTTTCTTTTAGAAGAACAGCTTTTGGACCAGGAATTATGTTTAAAGAAAAATTACCCGATTCAAGTCTAGCAATATCACAAGAACCTGGCATGACATTAAAAGGTGAAACACCTACAACATCTAAAGGAAAAGCATTATTAGAAATAGCTAAAGAAAATTTAAAGAAAAAAACAGGTAGTGAAGGTGTAACATTAGGATCAAATTTTAGTAACGTTTCTAAAAAACTTGCAGCAAAAT